CGTTTAGAAACTGAATTATAGAGTTATATTCTATAATCTTTTTAGTGCCTGTTTTCCACATCACCAAACCTTTCTTTTCATTGTTTATTTATAGTTAGCCCTACCATATAAGGAGGGCTAACTATGTTTCATCACTTAACCTTAGCTGTAAGAGACAGAATGATAAAAGAGCTACAAGGGTATTGGCAAGATCATCCCCGATACACTACTCTAGCTAAAAATATACAAGGGAAATATGCGTTCGATGAGCGTCCTCAGTTTGGGATGATAGTCAAAACAGGGGGGGCAAGTAATGTTGTTTTAAGTCCAGATAACTTTATAGCTACGGTGAAGGGTACAGTTGTTTTAGCAAGTGTGCTTGGCAAAAAAAGCGTAGCGATTGAGTGGGTGAGGGAGTCCACTTTTGAGACTCCGAGAAAAGGGGTGTATCACTTTAAGTTTGCTAAATCACAAGGTACAGATCCCTATGAATATGTTATCACACAGGATATATATCAGTATCAAAAAGAAGAGGTGCTGATTTTCACAGACCCTACAACAATAGAGCTACTTGAAGAACCAGTTGCCAACTCTTTTAGGTTGATTGAAGGTCCATCGGGTAGGTTATTGGAGTCTACCGAGTATGTTCTTAATGGTACGACTGTCACTTTGACTGAAGAAGTACCAAGAGGATTAAGTCTAAGATCACAATACACATATAAAGAGGCAGATGCTCCTGACCCTTATACAGTATACCCCGATCAAGTGTACCGAGAAATCATTCCAGGTTGTCTTATATCTATTGGGAGATGGATTGAGGATGGTGATGAGCAGATTATTGTGGTTGAGGACGCACAGCAAGCAACATATCACGAGTATGGGGGTCGTTGGGATATAAGCGTAGACATTGACCTTGTGACTAGAGATGTCCATTCACAAGCAGATATAGCCGATAGGACTGTTGTTTGGCTTTGGTCTACTTTAAGACCTAAACTCGCCAATATGGGTTTAGAGGTTTCGGATGTGAGTTTGGGTGGTGAGGGTGAAGAAGTATATGACGATAACGCAGACGATTACTTTTTTACTGCGAGTATGAGCTTGTCTATCCAAGCAGATTGGTTCATTCACTTTCCTCTAGTCATACCTTTGTTGAGATATAACTTAGAGGGTGTCGTGCCTGTTAAACAGATTATCTCCACACCATTGGCTGGGATCGGTTCTGATACCGATTTCTTACAGAGGCTTCTTTAATAGTTTATTTATGAAACATATTATACAAGAGAAAGGGTCTATTTATGCCAATCCTAAAGTTTCAATGCACAAGTTGTGGTTTTTCACAACGCAAAAGAGTCTCACGAGGGGCGGACAGTATCTCATGTTCTTCCTGTGGGGAAAGTGCATTTGCCGAAGGTTCTCCTAATCTCACAGTGGGTTTTCAAGCTGATGTCTCTCAACCTATGCGAGTTCAAGACTCTGGTATAGAGTCTTTCGACATGGATTATGATCGAGTGATTGGCGAGGACGCTCAAGCGAAGTGGGATCTAGTATATAGGAGAAATAGGGATAAATGGGATCTATTACATTCTACGGGTGATACTGGGAATGATATAATGAGATTACCCGATGGGTCATATGACTCTTTGCCAGATCCGGCAAAGGTGTTTCGTGAGACTCGTCAAAATGGAATGAATAAATTAGAACAACAAAGATCATCCTCAACTAAGGAGTAAAGCTCATGGCTATTGAAGGCGGATACGCACCACCCGGTGTATACACTAGAACAATTTTTGAAGATACCAACACTAATCTCGCTCAGTTGCAAGGTAAAGTGCCGACCCTCATGGGTGTCGGTAAACAAACTTTTCAAGTGACAGGTAGTGAGCTAGTGAGGGGATCTTCTTCAACGATAGATCAACGCATAGTTGAAGAAGATCCGACAGGACGAATGATCTCTGGTACGAATCCAGATGGGTCTTTTGTGTTGGGAGACTTTGATAGTGTCTTGACAGAAGTATATGTAAGACATTTCCCCATCGTAATAGGTGACGGAACAGGTACGACCTCAAACACACCTAGCTCTGTATCAGCTACTATCAATGGTAACGCTACTGTTATCCTTGGAGTAGACGGTGCAAACGGAAAAATGCGTCTTGCAGAAGCACCAAGTCAAGGAGATGATGTTAGGATTTCTTACTTCTTCAATCGTACTGATACCTTTGTTGAAGATGAAATCTTGTCTTCACAGGTAAGCGATTTCCAAACAGAGATCAGAGGTTCAGCTTCTACCTTTGTTATCACTGAAGAGACGAATACCCTCATCATTACCTGTGACGGTCAAACTCAAGTCCTTACGCTTGGTATTGAGGCAGTTAGAGCTGACTCTCTTGATAAGATTGAGAATCTTATCAATGGAGCAGGGGTAGGTTCTCTAGTTGCAAGCACTTATGTTGACCAAAACGGTTCTGAAAACCTCCTCCTCTCTGCTGATGGAGAAATAATCGTGGGTGCGGGTACAGCTAACACAGCTCTTGGTATCTACACCAAACAGCAAGGTACAGCGAGAAACAGCACCTTTTTCACTTCAAACGCCCCAATCGTAGATGGTTCAAATGGTGGTGTGATTACCACTGATGTTAATCGCATCACAGTTAAATTGGATGATACTGTTGTTCAAGCAGAGTCGGTTGATGGTGCTAATGGTTCGTTTACTCTTACTAGCCCACCAAAAGTGGGATCTACTGTAAGCGTTTCTTATTACCATAATACTTTCCAAGATAAGTTTGACTTTATTCCGGGTCGAGATATAAAATCAATTGATCGTGTTTCAATTGTAGCGAGTGGTGGTGGTGATCCATCTCTGTTCACTCAAGATGTAGACTTCGTTTTGAGTGATGACAAGATCGTTTGGGGTACAGCCACAATTGTATCTCTTGGTGAGACTCAAACAGGTAATACTGCTTTTGGTTCAAATCAAGTTTCAGCACTACTTAGGGATGAGCGTGGGTATCTCTTAGAGTGTTCTCCTGTAACTAATACAAGTGTCATTCCCTCTAGGGTTTTAGCGAATACCTTTAAACTCCCTTATCAGCCTGTTGATGGTACGGGTTCGGGTATTCCGACTTTTAATCCTACTTTGATACAAGTTCGTACAGGAGTGACTTTCTCAGACGCTCTTGAAAATCCTGTTGCGACTGTGACTAGAGTTGACCCCTCTACTTCACAGATCACACTTGCGACTGCACCCCCTACAAACCACAAGGTCTTTGCGACCTTCTTCTATAGCATTCTTCAAGATCGTTTTGGTCTTAATGCTTATAATGTGGCTGTAGAGACTGTCGGAGCGAGTGGTGTTGGTACTTATACTCTTACTTCGGGTACTACCTCATTCTTCGGTGCAGAGCTTACAGCTAAGGGTGTTGATCTTACTGAGGTGGTTGTCAACTTCCCTAGTGGATCTGAAGCTCTTATTGGTACTCGCTTCTCTGGCGGTGTTCCTGTAGAGGAGACAATCACTCTTGAGTTTGGAGAATTCGAGGCTACTCCAGCGATCTTCTTCGCAGAGGGTTCTGCTTCTTACTATCTTGTTCAAGGTCAGAGCGATACTCTTAACCTCTCCATTAACACAAATGCTGTTGTTGTGGAGTTCGATCAACCGACAGAGGGTGGTCGTCTTGGAAACATTACTCACTCTGTTGGTGGAGTTCTCCCTTACAGCGTTGAGTCTAATAACATTACTCTTGCCGATGGCATCAATGCTTCGGTAGATCTTGTTATTGACGGTAAGTCTCTTGCTTCGGCTTCGATAGCAGGAGATAATCAACAAGTTATTACCATGATTTCCGCAATCAACGCTCAAGCTAATGCTGTTCCAGCTTCTTACACAGCTATGTCTCCATTCGGAGCTTGGGAAGCATTAGCCAATGGATATAATGCTTTTGAGTTTAGATATATAGGTAATAAAAGTGGACCTTCAGCTACTTTGACCGCAACTATCGCTGTTGGGTCTTATCTGAACGCTACTGCTCTAGCAGGTACTTATGACCCTAATGATTACAATAACTCTACAGGGGTTAATAAAGCGATCCAAGTAGCCATTCTTGAGTATATCAAGGATGCAAATGTAGACCTTGATGGACAAGTTGATGTATCAGCCGCAGGTGCTGGTGATAGTATCTTTGAGGGTCTTGAGATCTCTGTTAGTACGGACACAAATAACCGACTTGTTTTCTCACTTGTTGGTGTTCCTAATGTTGCAGATGGGGCGGCAGAGGATGACGACTTTGGATATGTTGAGTTCATCGGTGCAGATGATGACACATTTCTTTCCCTCGCTGGAGTCGACTACGATGTCGCTGATGGTACACAGTCTAAGTGGGGTCAGCTACCTGTAGCTACTCTCACCTCTACTACACTTGGTGGTGGTCCAAAAAGAGAGCGTTTGGTCTTGAAAAACCGTACCCTCATCGGTAATCAATACTACCCCCCTGTTGATCTTGGTATCAAGGTTACTACAGGTACTAACCTTGATCTTATGGGTCTTTCACCAACTCTTAGTGTAGCATCGAGTCGTACTTCTGTACTTGATAAGCCATCTATCCGACTTACAGTTGGTTGGGATGAGGTTGATGATGTCAGTAAAATCCCTGCTAAGATCATGTATGATGGATCACAAGTAGGTCTTGACGCTAACCATGTTCTCTCACTCACTATTGATGGCACTCCTATTTCTATTACTTTGACTGCGAATGGTGCAGGTACAGAATTAGATATTGATGAGCTTATTGGTTTGATCAATACAGGTCTTGGTGTTCATGGAGATGCTTATATTGAGGGTCAATACATTCGTATTGTAAGTGCTTATAATACGACTACCTCTTACATCAAAGTTGGTGCAGGGTCAGCAAACACAGCCTTTGGGTTAACTGAAGGTGATGTTGTTGCGACTAAGGGTCTTTCAGCACAGGCACTTTCAGATGCTCTTAACAGTAGCCGAAGAGCTAATGCTGACCTTAAAGATTTCCTCTTTACCGCAACACTTGGTGGTGGTGCGAATGATAAGTTTTGTGGTAATGCAGTAGCTCTTATCCATACTGACGCTGTTGAGAAACAGTATCTCGGATTTGAGTCTTTGACTGTCGGTGTTGGGAGTGTCCTCGATGTAACTGGTGGTAATGTTGCTACGACTAAAGGTACTGGTCTTAAGATCACTACTGATTCGGGTGCTGTGGGAGAAGCCTCTGATCAAGGTTATAATCTTTCATCGAATAACCCTAAAGGCACAGGTTCAGCTGGTACTTCTACCATCAAGAATGGTACAGGTTCAGATGGTCGTGTTAGTCAAACTTATGTTGACTCTGTGACAGGTTTCACAATCACGATTCTCCCTAGAGAGGGTGGTGTGGCTTACCCAACAGGTGCAGATGCGACTATGACCTTTAATGTAAGCTCTAGTCTCAAGACTAATGCGAACATTCCACAGTTTGCTATTCCAGGTATCTCTTTAAGAGTAGCTAATACTCTTGATACCGCGATTGGTGATAACGCTCTTGTAGAGACATTCAAGAAGGACGGTCTTGAGCCTACGATTGGTCAGACTTATTACATCGACTTCACTAGAGATCGTTCGAGCTTTAATACTCGTACATTCACTAACCTTGCCTCTGTAGTTCGTACTTATGGTGAGATTTCTCTTGAGAACACCTTATCAATGGGTGCGTTCCTTGCGTTCTCGAATGGGGCGACGGCACTTGCTTGTAAGCAGATCCAACTCGCTACAGGAGTCGTTCAGCCTACCGAAGATCAGATGTTGACAGCTCTTCAAGAGATTGAGGGCGAGATTGTGCCAGGACTCTCTCCAAGCGTGATCGTACCTCTCATGCCAGCTTCGACAGCACTTCTTTCAGCGATTTCTAATCACTGTGATGTTCAGTCCTCGCTTCGTTATCGTTCAGAGCGTAGAGCAGTTCTTGGTTGTGCTGTTGGTACTCAGCCTCGTGATGCTCAAGCACTAGCTCAAGCGACAGGAAACTCTCGTATCTGTTTGACCTACCCAGACATTGCGAACATTCGCTTTACCGACTCTCAAGGTGTCGCTAAGAGCTACTTTGTAGGGGGTGAGATGGTTGCAGTTGCAGTTGCAATGGCTACATCTAATCCAGCAATCGACTCTGCTACCCCTTGGACTAATAGGTCTGTTAATGGGTTTACTGATCTTGGTCGTATCCTTGATGATGTTGATGCTAATACTACAGCGAACGCAGGTATTACTGTCCTCAAGCAGACCCCACAAGGTATTCAAGTTCGTCATGGTTTGACCACCAATATGACTTCTGTCCTTACCAAAACACCTACAGTTGTTCAGATTGCAGATGATGTCCACTTGCGTGTTCGTAATCTTTGTAATCGGTATGTTGGTACTAAGTTTGTTCCTAATACGATTTCTCAGATTGAGGGTCGTGTGAATGGACTCTTTAAGCAACTAGTTCGAGATCAGATCATCTCGACTTACACAGGTCTTACTGTAGTTACTGATCCTAATGACCCAACAGGTCTTTTGGTTGATGTGTTCTACAAGCCTGTATTCCCTCTCCTTTACATTCAGTTCACCTTTACTGTACAAGGTAGCTAAGTAGAGGAAAGTCCTCTCTAAGAGCCATTTAGCAACTCTTAGAGAGGACTAGGTAGTCTAAGCGTGAGACTCCCTAGTAAGAGATTGCATCGTAACCCC